CTTCGCGAAATCTATCTCTCCGATCCCAGCCGTTTCACCGATGGCTTGTGGAATCCTCTCGAAGTCCGTGGAGATATCTGATGGAAAGAAATAAGAATCTTCCATCAGATAAAAAGCGGGCAGAGGGATCAATAGATCGAGTATGGAAAGCTTTGCATGGTTGGCATATTCAATCTTTTAACGATGAATCCATCGTATGGGAACTAATCCAACTCGGACTTGAAACCGCATATAAAGAAAAGAAGGATTAATTCCTTGCCTAATCTCTCTTCCTTCACCCCCTCCAAATCTTCTCCCCTCAAACTCCTCGTTCTCGGAGATTCCGGCACCGGCAAAACCGGCGCACTCGTTTCTCTTATCCGCGCCGGTTATAACGTCCGAGTCCTCGACGCGGATCGCGGTATGGACATTCTCTGGAATCTTCTCAAAGACGAACCCGAAGCCGTCCGCGCCCGTCTCACCTGGGAAGAAGTAATCGACGAGAAAACTGTCAATGCTGCCGGGCTTGTCACCTACAAAGGAACCCCCTCCGGTTTCTCCCGCGCGATGAAACTTCTCAACGGATGGAAAACAGAGGACTACGATCTTGGCCCAATCACCTCTTGGACCCTTAACGATGTCCTTGTTATCGACTCCCTCACTTTCCTTAGCACTTCAGCAATGGCCGGAGTTCTTGCGCTTGCCGGTCGACTCCCTCCAGCCCATCCCCAAATCCAAGATTGGGGAGCCGCAATGGATCGAATCGAAAATCTCCTCGGACTACTCTTCTCCCCTGCCGTCCCCTGTCACGTCATCATCAATTCCCACCTCACTTATATCCAACCAGAAGGAGAAGGTGAAGGCGTTGTCCGAGCTTATCCCTCAACTCTTGGAACCAAACTCCCGCCAAAAGTTGGTCGATTCTTTAACACAATGCTACTCGCTAAATCAGAGGGCTCCGGCGCCGGACTTCGGAGAAAAATCTTCACAGTTCCAACTAACGCCTTGGCCCTCAAAACACCCGATCCTGCAAGAACAAAGGCAAGCTACGATCTCAACACCGGACTTGCCGATATATTCAAAGATTTGGGATATCAACCTAGTCCCAAATAAAGAAGCAGAATCCCCTGCTTCTCTACTAACAAGGAACCTATACATGGATAACCTTGATGAAGTCGATCTCCCCGAAGAAGATCTCCCCGAAGAAGATGAGGACCTCGAAGACGAAGATTAAAACCTAAACCACAAAACAAATCCAACCTAAAAAACCCACACAGGAATAAACAAATGTCTATTGACTTTACCGAAATCCTTAACGCAACCTCCGAAGACATCAAAGAACCGAAGCCGCTTCCGGCGGGAACCTACATCGGCACTCTTCAATCCGCAGTCGCGGATCGGAGCAAGCAAAAGAAAACTCCGTTTATCCGCTTCACCTTCGCGCTCGAATCTGCCGGGGAAGATGTTGACCCGACTCAACTTGAAGAAGCGGGCGGGCTCGTCGGAGCCAAGGGTCCCAAAACCCTTGTGAAGGATATCTACTATTCCGAGAAGAACGAATCTTGGAACGCGGATATGAAGCCCATGCTTACCGGCGCGGGCCTCACCACGGTTAAGGAATTTGTGGAAGGTGCGGCCAACGGGCGCGGAGTTACTCTTACCCAAACCCTCCGCATCGAAACGACTGAAGATAACCCGCAAATTCCTGAAGGTGAATCCCGCGTTCGCCAAGAAGTTAAGTCCGTTATCTTCAACTAATCTTTAGCTCGTCAACTAGAACCGGGGGAATGCACAACCCCCGGTTCCTTTTTATTAGCTAAGGAGAAAATCATGTCCCGTGCCAGTAAAATGTTAACCGCAACTATGCTTCCAATAACTATGGAACATATAAAGATTTGCTGCAAAGCTATTGTCGAAAACCCTGACAACCCAGACCTTTCCAATAACACAGACGGCCTTTCCGATCGAGAGTATCTCCTATCTTCCGGTTCCCTTGTCATTGCCATGCTCATGCAACTTCTCAAAGGTCAAGGAATTTCTGCAAAAGAAATTGCAGAATATATTACAAACAAACTAAACAAAACTTCTCACATTACCGCCATGACCGAGGGTCTTTATAATGATAGGTCTTCCAAGGATTAAACCCTCCGGCCCCTCTCCCTCTCCAATCATGCTAGTCGGAGAAGCCCCCGGAGAATCTGAAGTAATCCTGAACAAACCCTTCGCTGGAGCCTCTGGCCAAGAACTTACCAAAATGCTTGCCGAAGCAGGAATCGACCGCAATGTCTGTTATATCACCAATGTATTCCTTAGTCAACCTCCAAGAAATAACTCTGACTTCTTCTTTGTCTCCACTAAAGAAGCGACGCCTGAAAGCAAAAGTCTTGGAGCAGTCGGCAAGGGAAAATATATCAACCAATTGTACATTGATGAAGTGTACCGTTTGCGGGATGAAATACTTGTGGTTAAGCCGCAAATCATTGTTGCCCTTGGATCGGTTGCCATGTGGGCACTACTCGGTAAGACTGGTATCGGTACCTACCGAGGAGTTGCCGAATCCTGGACTAGCCCTGACCCTTCCTACAATCCAATAATCCTTCCCACATTTCACCCCACCGCAGTTCTCCGCAACTGGCAACTCCGCGCAATCGCAATCGCCGATCTTAAAAAAGCTGCCCGCCACCTAGACAAAGACTACTCCGACTCTGTATCAAACGAAACCCTCTCAATCAAAATCAACCCAATCCTACAGGAAATCCATGACTTTGTTCCTCTTGCCTACTCCGCCCCGTTTCAATCCATCGACGTGGAAACCAAAGCAAACCAAATCCGCACGATCTCTTTCACCATTTCCCCCGGCTCCGCATTTGTTATTCCTTTTTGGGATTCTGGTGTTGGGAATTACTGGAAAACACTTGATGAAGAAGTCGAAGCAATCTCTTGTATCCGCACTATCCTATCTTCCCCGTGTCCAAAAATCTTTCAGAACGGAGCATATGATATTCAATACATATGGAAGACGTGGGGCGTTCCCGTCCTTGGGCCACTAGAAGATACCATGCTTCTCCACCACGCCCTGCAACCCGAACTCCAAAAGGGGCTAGGGTTTCTGGGTTCTATCTATCTCGATCGCCCGGCGTGGAAAGTTTGGCGCAAAGAACACGCGGAGAAAAAAGATGATTAACGAATTACGACTCATAGCTTACGGCCCCAACTTCTCGCGGATTATCTTTATTGCCCCAGAGAAAGAATCTGAATTGCGGCAATACCTAATAAACGGACAACCACTTATGTTTCAAAAAGCAGGTAAGACTACTTACATTAATCCTCGACATATGTCTCTTATCGAAATTGAATATGTAGAAACTAAATTTCAACAAGAAACCTGGACCGTAGCTGTGGAGGCAGAAACCAATGACTAAACCCCCGCTCTCCGATACCAACGAACAATATCCAATCTGGACTTCATCCGAAAACGGGGACGATGGTTCTCGTTTTTATCTTGTCCATGTGCAAATCATCCCCGGAGTAACCCTGACCCGCCGGCTACTTTATTCCGAAATTAAACACATGCGAAACCCCGGATATGTCGCCGGGCATTTTATCGAATCTCTTATCCCTCTTGTAAATTTCGAACTCGCCAAGCGAGGGTTTAATGTCTAAAAAAGAATCTTGGCATTTTTCCATCACCGATATCGTAGAAAAAACAACAGGAGACTACACTTATCGCGGAGAAATCGTTTCCATTTTTTGGAAAAAAATCAGGCGCTGTGCGTTATGTAGTAGAAAACGACGCCGGGATGCTTTTCATTTTTAACCACAAGCAACTACAGCTAGTCTCAAAATGACAAACCTTTCTCCCAATCCTTCCGCCTTCGACATGCTCCAAACCTACAACGGTATGGACACAATTGCTACGGAAGAGCTATATCGAACCCTTCTTCCGCTTCTTGACACTCAGCGCGCCGCCATATATCATCGGTCCCTCGCACTCCAACCGGCCGCCATCGAAATGATGCTGACCGGACTCCGCCTAAATATCCACGAACTACAAAAAGTCATAGCCCGACTGGAGGAAGAAGAAAAACACCTCGTCGAATCCTTCACCTACATCACCACCGAACTAGGCGCACCCGAAATAAAAATAAACTCCTCCAAGGGCCCCAAATCCCTAGCCTATTTCTTCTACACCCATCTCGGCTATCCCGAAATCTCTATCTTCGACCGGAGTAAAAATGTATCACGGGTATCCACTAACGACGAAGCTCTCCAAAAGCTCGTCAAAGACTACCCGGAAACAACTCCGCTCGTCCAAATTATTCTGGCTTATCGAGTTATCCAAACCCGTTTTCGGGTTTATCGCTCTGGGTATCAGGCAGACAAGCGAATGCGATCGTCGTATTCAGTCGCGGGTACAGAAACCGGGCGATGGTCTTCCTCCAAAACCGCTTGGCACGACGGTACAAACCTACAAAATATCCCTGCCGATGCACGTCATATTTTTACTGCGGATGAAGGAAAGAAACTCGCTTACATCGATCTCGAACAAGCGGAATCCCGCCTAACCGCCCTTCACGGATTTGCCGTAACTGGACAAACAAACTACCTCGATGCTTGTATCTCTGGAGACCTACACACTCAAGTCGCTAAACTTGTCTGGAAGAACGGCGAGATTCCTTGGACCGGCGATCCTATACAAGACCGCGAACTCGCTGAGCGACCGTTCTATCGCGATTACGATTACCGCTTCATGTGTAAGAAAATCGGTCACGGATCAAATTACTACGGAAAACCACCGGCCCTAGCCAAACAAGCGAGAGTCCCCGTTGAACTTGTTTCCTCGTTCCAGACGGCCTATTTCAAGGCTTTCCCGGAAATCCCCGCTTATCACCGATCTGTTATACGTGATCTCCAGCTTAACAAGAAACTTGTTACTTTCCTTGGCCGCGTTAGGCATTTTTTCGGCAGGACTAATGATGATGCTACAATCCGTGAAGCAATCGCCTTCATGCCCCAGTCCGAAGTCGCCGATATCATCAACGAAATTATCATAATTCTTTGGCGCGCAAACATTGTTCAAATCCTTGCCCAAATCCATGACGCTATTCTAATCCAATACCCCGAAGAACTCGAAAACCAAATCCTTAACCAAGTCCTTAAACTCATCCCTGTCCCCATCACCGCAACCCATGAACCTTCCGGAAAAACAGTTACACACATAGTCCCAAACACAGTCGAAGTCGGGTGGAACTTCGGTAAGTTTGATAAAAATAAAAACCCAGACGGCCTACGAAAGTGGAAGGGGGATGATGACCGCCGCAGAAAATATAACCCGGAAATGCACTTCCTGGATAGACCAGTTCGTTGAATACACGGAGGGAATTCCATCCCCCGAACCATTCCGACGCTGGGCGGCAATCTCTGTAGTCTCTGCCGCAATGGAACGCAAATGCTGGATCGCGCCGGGGGATAATATCCTCTACCCAAACTTGTTCGTTTTCCTCGTAGCACCCCCCGGTGTCGGAAAAACACAAGCAATCAATCACGCCATTTCCCTAGCCCGTCAAACTGAGGAGATTAGAATTGCGCCCGACGACTCTACCAAAGCCGCACTTGTCGATTATCTCTCCGAAGAATCTCGAAAGCGCGTCACACTCTCTGGCGAGCTTTATGAATACAATTCAGTCCTTTCCGCCGCTCATGAGCTTGGGGTTCTCATCAAAGAACACGATCTTGAGTTTATCAATTTCCTCTCGGCCCTATATGACAACCCAGATTTGCACGAGGAAAGACGGCGTCACCGTAAGGAACAGCAACTATTACGAATCATCCGACCGGGATTATCATTCCTTGCAGGAGCTACCCCCGGATATCTTTCTAGCCTGTTTCCAGAAGTGGCGTGGACTCAAGGATTTATGGCCCGCGTCTTGTGCATCTATTCCGCAGATGCCATTCGACCAACTCTATTCGGAAAGCGAAAATCCGATCCCGGTCTTGGAAAGAGGTTGCTACATGACTTGCTCCAAATCTGCAAACTACAAGGGGAGTTTTCATGGACTGATGGAGCGCAGTCTAAGATATCGGAATGGTACGAATCCGGTTGTAAACCTGCCCCGACCCACTACCGTCTACTAAACTATATCCCCCGCCGGCATCTTCATGCACTTAAACTTTGCATGGTAAACTCCGCCGCAAGGTCCAATTCCATGGAGATTACAGAAGCCGACGTAGATGAAGCGATTTCCCGGCTGCTAATCGCCGAGCGCGCGATGCCGGAAATCTTCCTCGAAATGGCACAAAACACAGACTCCCATATCGTCAAACAACTCCATTTCCAACTAACCAAAATGTACGCAGGAAACCACAAAGCTATTCACCAATCTAGAATCTACCAATTCCTCGGGCACTACGCCCCGGCGTGGAAGGCAAAGTCTATCTTTGACTATATGATCGACTCCAAGATCATCCTGCCCGACACCCAAAATCCGGACTATTTCATCCCCCATTCCGGGGTACAAACAGGAGGTGAATTATGACCGAAGAAGCAATGGGATTTTCCTCAGTTCATGAATACATTCTGTTGCGGGGATTTAATATTTCCTCTTGGCAGCGGTTTCTTTATTCCTACAACCGCCTTGCTGGTTGGTATTCTAATCTTGACGGAACCAACAAAGAACGCAACGTCGGGGAAATGCTTTGCCTTATCCACTCGGAAATCTCCGAAGCAATGGAAGGCTACCGCAAGAATCTTCAAGATGATAAACTTCCCCACCGGCCAATGATCGAAGTCGAACTCGCCGATGCATTTATCCGAATTTGTGATCTTGCAGGTTATCTTAACCTCGACCTCGAAGGCGCGGTTGTGGAAAAATTTGAATACAACAAAAATCGCGCAGATCATAAACTAGAAAACCGGGCAAAAGACGGAGGGAAACAATTCTAATGATCAAAACCTCAACCCGTGCCGCCCGTCGGAGAATCTGGAAGAAAGCCAAGAAATTCCACCGACTTTCCCAAACCACAACCCGGAACCTCCAGAGATATATTCTTCCCACCCATCTTCAACGCCTAATCCACTGGCCGGATATGAACAAGGAACTTACCGCTGATGGTTGAAACTCCCTTCTCTCCCCATTCCTTAATCGCCTTCACCGGACTCAAAGGCTCGGGCAAAGATACCGCCGGGAAGTTCCTAACCTCCCTTCACGGCCACACCCCGGTATCCTTCGCTTCCTTCCTCAAATCCATGTGCATGTCTTTCATCGTATCTCAAGGAGCCGATCTTGAAACCGCCCAACGCCTCACCAACGGGACAATCGAAGACAAAGAAACCCCATCAGTCTTTTTCAATAACTGTACCCCGCGGCACGCAATGCAAACTCTCGGGACCGAATGGGGAAGAAATCTTCTCGGTGACGATATCTGGGTTAACGCGCTTAGAAATAAACTCCTCGCGTACCCGAACCAAAAATACGTAATTACCGATCTTCGATTTGAAAACGAAGTTGAAATGGTGAAAGACCTTGGCGGCACAGTCGTGCGGATCAACCGCCAAGAACTAACCGATAAACATTTCGCCGACCTAAACTCCGGAGCAAAAATCCATATCTCCGAACAACTAGTCCCCTTCCTTCCCGTTGATTTTGAAATCGCCAACAACCATTCACTAGAGCGTTTTGAAAATGACGTCCGAACCATCTTCCAAAACTTTTCCTAAAATTCGCGGAATCCACCCAAAAACTTTCGGGCACCATCTCCGACATGAATTATCCCCAGCACTTCAGCAAACCTATACCCTAGCAAAAAACTACTGGACCAATCATGAAATCGCTGAAAAACAAAACCTCACACCCCGAACCGTCGCCACCCGGTTAACTACTCTCAGAAAAAAATACAACCTAGACGTCCCCTACGGTGATCAAGGCAAACCGTGGAAATTAGAAGATAAAAAAAACCCCTGGCTTGTGGTGAATTTTCACCTTCGGCCAGAGGATTATAACAAACACAAACGCGAAGCAAAGCTACAAGGACTTACCGTTGCCGCTTACACTCGCAAACTTTTAGGTTATAATTACTAATACCTATTCATCTGCCGCATCGGCCCAACCCCAACAATATCCCCGAGGTGTTTCCGTGCTTCATCAATCCCACCCCCTTCGGTCCGTTTTGTATACCCTTGCGCATAGTTGTTGTATGATTGCTCTAGTATCATGCGGATTTGATCCGCAACATTCCGAGCCTGATCAATATGATAACTCCCATAATGCTCGCCAGTTCTCCGGAACTCCGCCTCCGCTTCTAGTTCATTCTGAAGCAGCCTGCCATCTCGTGCTACACCCGGAACAACCAATCCCTGAAAGCTTCCAGCCACATTCTCCGGACGATTCAACTGATCGTCCGGGGCGTTCGGATCACGTCTCGGAAGATTCATATCCATCCGGTTTAAAACATAGGCTGGTCGAATCTTGGATATGTCACCAGCCAATCGACCCCAATCTCCGATCCGACTGGCCGCATCTTCCGGAACAAGCACCGGTTTTAACAATTCCCCCAAGGCCGTAGCGTCAATCAAATTCTCAGATTGTCGTTGGTTTTTCAACCTAGCCTGGACTTCTGGATTAGTCATGGTATTAGCAATACTTCTCATCCATGGTCCATTTTCATCATTACCATTCTGCATCGGATCACCGGGAATGGCCAAATCTGAAAGATCACTTGGACCCCTTTGTCTCGGACGATAGGCCGGAAGCCCTTGTTTTGTTTTCGTTTGCAGCCCATCCGGCCCAATGTTCGGAACCCAAGCGTTCGGATCAGCGCTCGCCGGTTCTTCCATTCCAAACATCTTATCATACCAACTAGGTTTTCCCATGACTTCTAATCTCCCAACACTGAATCATAAGCTGCAAGCTCTTCTTCACGGAAATTACGACCGAACATATCTTTATTCATATCTTGAATACGACGGTTGGCAGAGCGCAAAACACTGGAAATATCTACACCTTCCGCAGCAGCCCGGCGGGCAAGTAGCTCAAGAGTTTGTCTATCTCCCGAAACCTGAGCCTGTGCCCAAGCCTCTCCAAGCTGACTTGTTCTCAGAGTTCTAAGTTCCTTATTCTTCATCAACGTATCATAAACAGTGTATTGTTTTTCAACCTCCACCGGGTTAAACCCAAGCATATACATTGCTTGTTGATACGGGCCAAGTCCTTCCACCGTTTTATATCCAGTAGACGGAGCAATCAATGAACCTTCCGCACCATCCTGAAAAGTCTGAAACACTCGGTATAACGAACGAGGAGACCATCCTTGCATTAGTTGGGCTTGAATTTTTGGCTGAGCTAGTGGATCGACTCCGGCTACAACGGCTGCGTCAAAAACTGAACCCAGACTCCTACCAATATTCTTTGCTCGTTCAAGAGACGCGACGCCAAATAGCATCTCAGCATCGTGTGCTAAGTGAGACCCTGGCAAAGCTATGTTCCCCGTTGCAGATAGTCCCGTTAGAACAGATGGTAATCCGTAATACAGGGCATCACTCGCAGTCGGAGAAAAATTCTCGGCCAGATACACTTGCAACGGTTGATCGTTTAGAAGTTCTGAGATTTGATCCGCTACCGCCGGCAGCACAGGAAGGGCCCCAAGCCCTCCAAGGCTACCTATGGCTCCGACTGTCCACAAAAGAGGGGCGAGATTTCCACGTGTGGCTTCCGCACTATAATCCCCAAGCATATGAAGATAATTCATCTGCCAAGTCTTAAACCCGCCAAACACTTGCCCGACCGGGGACGTAAAAATCTCCGGTCGGGAATATCTATTATATTCAAACGCAGTACGACCAACAAATCTTTTCACATATTGGTACAACTGCTCTTCAGAAATTTGAGGGAATCGTGCAAGAATCGCGGCAGAAGCACTACCGATCGCATAGCTCCGCAATAGCTTTTCAGTCTGTGCTCCCATATAATTACTTGCTGCGCCAAGCCATTTGGCAAAGCCTTCCCCGCTGGCTCCAGCGGCATGCAAATCTGTTATGGCCGTTTTCATCCGGCCTGACCATTCCTCAATATACTGAGGATCATACAATCCGTCCGCCTTGGCTCGGGCAAATACTGCTTCTACCTTCGGAGGGCGATTCTCTTCACGCAGAAAACGATAACCATCCTGCATGAGTTTAAACACACGCGGAATAGCCGCGTACCCCGAAATCAGTCCATCCTGCCCCGCCGTTGGAATAAAAGTATAACTATTCCCCAACTTCGGCAAACTCGCCGTAGTCAGAAAGCTCAGCTCCGCCGGCAACTGAGTAGGAATACTCAGCGCATTAATCACCGCATACGCAACATTCCCCATCCCCAATTGCAAATGGTGATTTACTTCCGTTATCTTCTGCGCGAGTTTAGTTGCCGAGCCCTGCCCGATATACGGAGCCAGAACTTTATCCACAACTTTATTCTGCCAGTTTTCAAACGCACCGGGTTCTCCGAGCAAAGCCTTAAGCCGAGATTCAAGCGCATCATAAGCCTTTGGATCAAGCTCCTTCAACTTCTCAATATCATTCCGGAGAAAATACTCCAAGCTCATTTTCATTTGAAAATTTGCCCGAGCGGAATAGTTCTTATTCAAATCCGAAATAAAATCATCCGCAGTCGGAGTCTCCACGTCCCACTTATACCCACCAAGATTCCCACGCGGTTCCGCAAAGCCCGGATTTCCCCGGACGATTCTAAACTCCTTCGGGAGATTCGGATCATCCCGCAGAACCATTTCCTTGGGGTCCCAAGTTAGACCGGGTTGTCCCCTTTCTGCGTATCGTCCAACCAGCTTACTCGCAGCCGTCTTCGCCGCGTTCTCCCCATACCCCGCCGCAATCGCAACCGCGTTTCCGTTCGTATCGCGGATCGGAATAAAATGACTTCCATCGTACACACGACTGATTCCGAGGTGATTTTCCAAAGTCGGAATGAGCCGTTGTGTGCTTCCAACCGCGGTTTTAGTTTTGTTAATCTCAGCAATCTGTAGCTTACCCTCCTCCCGAAGTACGGAAATAAGCCCCCGAACTTCAGGGTCCGGGATTTGATCCAGCGGGGTAAGTTTTCTGATTCCGTGCTCAACGATCTGTTCCCCCTTACCTTCCCTCCAGAGTTTCTGAATAACCTGTTCATAGGATTCAATCTTATCCCGAACAGCTTTACTCGTATTATCCTTAATCGCGGACATGAGCATATAGCTCCGCGCCGCGAGCGGGTGTTTAAACTGATGAACACCCGGTCGGACATACCGATCCAAAAAATCTTTAGTTCTTCCCGCAACTTCCGACTGGTCGAAGGCTTTCTTCACAACTCCCGCGAAGCTACCTTTATCCTTCGCGGCCATCGCCAAGCGCCAATCATCCAGCGGAATAGCTTCATTCAAATCCCGCGTGGAATTGAAGATCGCGCCACCTTCTTTTGTGCCGACTCGTCCATTCCAAGCGTTAACACCTGCTCGTAGCGGAATGTCGTTTTCACCACGCCAAAGCCGACCAGGATCAGCATAATCAGCAAGAAATCGCTCGGGCGTATCCGTTTTAAAAACCGCATATCGGTTTCTCCAGCCGGTTCCTTTAATTTCAATCGGATCAAGTTTTCGAATAATATGCCAAAGCCCATCGTCCGGCTCGCGCGCCATCCAAATCTTCCCCGGTTCAATAACCGAGAATGCCTTATTCCAAGTTGTGGTTTCGCGCTTGGCCCCGGCAACCTGCACCGTGCCATCTGGCAGTTTCTTAGCACTTGCATCCGCGATATGAATCCGCGGAAACCTCACATGATACAACCAATTGTCCCCATCCCCGGTTGGTTTGAATCCGAGTCGCGGTCCCAAGTCCGTAAGATCGGCGATTCGCTCTGGAGTCTTTCCGGGTTGTACGACCAGTGGGATTTGATAGTTCTTATACTGCACTCCGTCCGGGGCGGCTTCAAGTTTATAAAGCCTTTCCAATTCCCGGTCTTGAGGACTGTTCCTATCTCCCGCAAAAGTGGCGTAGCGATTTCCACCGGCAAGTCTTTCCTGTGCAATTCTTTGTTGCAAAAGCCCAAGCTCAGTCTGCGCCACGTCCGCGGGAACTGTCCCCGTTTGCGCTGCTTCGAGAATATCTCTTGCCTGAAACTGAAATGGTTTGATATCCGAAAAGCCCGGAATCAAATCCCCAATTCTATTCTGACTCCGCTGGCCAAGCCTACTCGCTCCGCCAACTTCTACACCATACCACTCCTTAGCAGGAATGTGGAAAAAGCTACCGATCCCGCGATTAGGGATATGAGGGCCAACAGCACCAAGAGCCCCAGAGAGAAACGTACCAAGCGCAAGTTCCTCCGCAGGTTGCGTCCAATCTTCATATTGCCCAGCAGCAGCGCGACCTCCTGTAACCGCAAGATTAAACGGAGCCCAGCGGGCGATTTCAGCGCCGGCAACGCCAAGCCCCGGACGACCTGCCGCAGCCCCAGCCCGCGCAATACTCGCAAACGCCGGGATTTTACTCGTCGCTTTAAAATACGCTCCGCCGGGAATCAGCCACCCCGCCATATCCGCAACGGTAGCCGCAAGGGGATTCTGTATTTGGAAATCTTCTTGCCGGGAAAACAATTCCGCGTCACGGATATTTCCGAAAAAATCCCCGACCACCGGAAGATCGGCGGCGGTTTTCACCGTATTATAAAACGGTGTCTCGAGAAAATTCAGCGCATAGTCAAACGGATTAAACGGCTGGGGAGCCGGTAGTTGCCACGGGTCATTAGCCATTATTCTTGTCCATGAAGTTTGCGAATTGCCGAACTTTTATTGGCTCGCTGCATTCCGTCCTCATGTATATCGTTCAAACTTTCCAAAAATTTCTTTCGAGAAATTGATTTAGAATACTTGACACCTACTTCTTTGGCCAGTGTTTCAAGATCATCTGCATCGGTAAGTTGTTGCAAAATCTCTTTAAATTTAGCCCGATCGCCTTGACCCGCATATGCAGAATCAATTGCAGCTTTAACTTCTGCTGAAACGTTTCGTTGAGCAGTAATACCTAAAGCTTCAATAATAGGATTAGGGATTTTCATTACTGCCTCGTGCGTCTGGTATCAATCTGCGGGCTTTCGCCATAACCAAGTAATCCTGCCGTCGCATCCAGCCATTCCGGATGGGCCTGCAACCACTGACTCGCGGCCACCATCCCAGCGGTATCCCGTTGGTTCTTGATCTTAATCCCCGCCCCGCCATTTTCCAGAATCTGATTAAGACTCCGAACCCCTCGGGAATCCGAGGCAATTCCCTTAACCGCCCCAAGAACACGGGTAGTCAGGACCGAATTATATTCCGGAGAACCCTCCCCATACGCTCGACCGGCTAGAGCCCGATCAGCCTGCGGTCCCCCGAACCCACTAGCAATCTGCAGCCGGATCAAATCTTCTTGTCGGGACGCCCGCGCTTCGGCGCGGTTGGTTGCTTCTCTTTGGATAGATAAACCCTCCCGCGCTCGACTGTCCGCACGATCGCCCTCATACCGGCGGCGGCCCTCGATTGAAACGTCTCGCCCGTAATCATACGTTGCGGTGTCTTGGGCACGCCGATAATCATTTCCTTGTCCGACATTTGCTTCGGCGACTCTTTGTCGTTGTCCGGCAAGTTGTAGGTCAAGTTCGGGTATTCTAAGGCCAAGTTCCGCAGCCGCTCGACGACTTTGCTCATCCTCTTGGTCACGACGCACAACTCCACGGGACACATCGCCCCAATCAGAATTCATTCCATAGTCAACCAGCCCTTCCGAAAAAGCATTAAGCAATGCTCCCCAGATTCCGCCGATTGATCCAAAATTACTCTGCGGGGTAAGCTCTCTCTGCAACCCCTCAATCGCTTGGCGGGATTTATCAATCGCAGCGGCATACCCCGGATCGAGTTTAATTTCCTCCGGTGCCCGGATATTCGGCGCGGCCCAGAGCGGGGTGTTAGCTCCGCCATTCCCACCTTGTCCCCCGCCCCCACTCTGTCCACCCATAACCGCCGATCCGCCGGATTGCGGCGTCGTGATTTGCGGCGGAACGGGAGGGGGAGGGGTTGGACCGGGGATTGGCGGCGTCACAGATTGTCCAACTTGCTCACTTCTCGGCAAGTCATTTCTATTCCCCCACAAAAATCTATTAGCATCACTCAGCCCCGGAGCGGCTCCAATGAAATCAATCGGAGCCATTGCCGCCTGCGCAATATTAGGCATAGGCGGAAGCATACTCGGAATATTCCGAATAAACCCAGCATCTGGATTATATGCCGGCGGAGGCTGAGGCACATACCCCGAACGATTAGCCGTGTCCTGGGAATTAGCCTGAGCCTGAACCGCCCATTGGCGAAGCAAATCTTGGATATTCATTTATTTCCACCAAGAACCTTTATTCCCAAATGCTTTTTCCAGCATTGCCTTTTGATCCGGGACCATTCCTTGATAACCAGAATTATAAATCTGCGGACCTTGCGGTTGCGCCGGAGGCATCATCTGGAGTTTATTTTGAATCGCCCTAGGATTAACTCCCGGATTTCCCATCATCCCACCTTGGGGATTAGCGATCAGTTGTTGTTGATCGGGGAAAGAAATCTGCGGCATGGCTTGTTGTTGCTGGCCACTACCGCCCGCACTTTGCAAAGCTGTACCAGCGGCTTGAATCGCCATCGGAATCCACCAAGCAACCATTATCCTTTACCTCCTTTGGGGGTTTTATTCCCGGCATACGTACCATACGCAGAAAGCGCTGAGCCAAGAATAGCCGACAACGGATTTCCGCCACCGCCCGTAGTCGTCGCGGTAGTAGTACCCGATCCCGTTGTAGTCGTCGTCGTCGGCAATCCACCAAGAGCCTGAATATATTGCAAAATCGGACCCCAGATATTATCCATCTGTTGCTGGTATTGAAACAAAGAATTGTCAATTCCAGCTTGACGATTTTGCGCATCCGCCTCATAGCTAGTACGGGTATTATCCAATCCAATTTGACCCATACGAGCTTGTTCTTGCCGTTGCCATTCGGCCTCGTTCAGCGCAACTTGTTCGTTTGCTTTTCCAGCATTGAAGCTAGAAATGTTATTATCAATTCCGATCTGATCCAACGCCCGCTGTTGCTGGCCGCCTTGCGTCATCCATTGAAACGGCATCGTGCCCAACTGACTAAGTTGAGCCATTTGCCCCGGAGCCAATCCGATCCGGGCCATTTCATCTTGATAATTTTGATACGAAACTTGCGCCAGAACATCATTCAATGCACGGGATTGTTCCCCCTGCATAAAGGCCATATTCTGACCGTAGCCCGTACCTCCATAGGCTCCGCCCTCAACAGCCGCGTCTCGACTGGCGTTAATCGCCCGAGCGTTATTAATCCCGGCATTAGTCATAATACTGGAGAGATAAGTCTGCAACGCAGGATTGTTGTTTGCATCCAGGAATTTTCCTGACAATACATCGTTCCAGTGTTTTTGACCGTTATCCACCGCTTGGGTGATTGGAGCCTGTTGCTGGTTTCCATAAGCCGCTAGTCCTCCGGCTCCCTGAATCTCCGCAGCCGTCGGGGCCGCTTTGATATTTCCAGTAAAGTTCGGATTCTGCACCGTTTGCTGGCCCGGTGCCGTGGGCATGGCAATAGTTTGCCCGGTATAGTTTGGATTACTCGCAACAAAATCCCCGTTGTAAGTAATCCCTTGAGTCTGGGCAAACGCATTATTCAGCTGCGGAAGAAAACTCTCCCCAGCCTGTGCCGCCGCAGAAGTTGTCGTAGACGTAGTATTCTGTGTTTGTTGTTGCGTTTGCTTTTTATTACCGCTCACGAGGATTCTCCGGTATATTCCATTTCCGCCCGAACAATCCTTCCGCCACCGGAAAGCCAGAGTCGCACGGTTTCAATGCTTTCTGCATAACAACGGAGCCCACGGAGTCCAAGGCTCCGCGCCAGCCGCATCAAAATCTCTTTCATATTTCTTACTTGCTTAGCATAAATCCCATCGCCTTGCAAGAAATACACAAGCAAACAATCATCTTCTTGGAAAGTGATCACAATCCCACGCGCATCACCGATAATCCGCCAAAGGGTATATTCATTTTTAGCAATTTTCTCCAGCAGAATATTCGGCGCTTCGATATTCTTATCCTGAATCGCAAGCATGTATCTAAGATCATACTCGTTCACTTCCGCAATTCCAATCGGAACAATTTGCGGTCCGGAATATTCAGGTTTTGATGATGCAATAGACGGCAAGGCCGCCGGTGCCTGAACCGGGGGAGAAGTTTCCGACTTCCGTACCGAGCGGGTACGTCGCGCTTGCACCGAAGAGGACTTTTTCTTCGGCGTCGGGGACTTGGAACGTGCCGCCCGAACCGTCGTATTGGCCGAGGGCTTTTGCGAGTGCTTTGTAGGCTTCTTGGTCATAACTTGCTCCATCACAGATTAGCCATCCGTCCGGAATATTAACCCCCGCAAAAGCAAAGATTGTTCCGGTTGGGACAGCGGTGTTAAGTTCTACGACAAGCGTCGCGAAAAATTCCGAAAGCGTTTGTCGCAGAACATCAGGGTCTTTGTTTATAAACGGAAGTACTGGTTCATCAAGAGGCATTATTTAGGCTCATCAAATAAATTAAAAGCCGCAGCCCCTAAACCTGCAATAGGAACCGTAGTCGCCAAACCTTGTATAATTTCTTTTATAACAGATGGTGAATAAGTCATTTGATATGTGCCTTCATAAGGCCCAGATTTTGGTTCTTCTAAAACATAATCTGAATTTGCCCGGTTTATTCTATTTACAAATGTTCGGCGTCTGCTTGCACTTGATGGATTAAATACATATGCACTTGGCTTATATGTATTCATATCTTCTTTAATAGCCTCTTCCACCGTAGCCATTATTTTTTTAGTTACTGCTGGTGTTTCATCTACAGGGCGCCCAGCTGGTGGTTCTACATTAAATCCAATTGCAGGATGTTCACCTTTTCCTTGATCTATTTGAATTTCTACAATGTGCCCATCTTCTAGGGTTTTTGTATAAATTCTATTTTCTCCGTTTTTTCCTCGACTTATTGTTTTTTTAAAGGAAGAACCAAGCCGTTGTGGCAGCCCTAGAGCTTCCATGATAGGATTAAGATTTGGCACAACCATCAGTTCAACCACCCCGTAAACGAACCATGCAGTTTCGCACCGTTCAGTTTAAACTGACTATTCAGTCCCGCGGCTTCTAGTTTAATAGAAACAAACGGAGCTTCGCGGTGCATCCAGAGTTCATTATCAACCGTACCGAGACTTTCCCAATTCAAGGTATCATCCGGTTTGTCATTATAACTCGCATACGCCGTAACCGTTCCGGTTTTTTGAATATCCAGTTCAAGTTTAGAAAAGAACTTCAACCTCCGGCGATCGCCACAATCGAGCGGTTTAGTATAAACATAACTAACCAATGGCGACGAGCCTTTGTTATAAATATTCTTTTCTTGTCGATAAATCCCGGTAGAGTCACAGGTAAACGCTTCGTCCCAAACACCATACTCCGCACCGACAACCATATCTGCGGCAAGTTTGGTCCAGCTTCCTTTTGAATACCTGTAAACTATTCCCTTCATTCCTCCAGAAACCATCGGCAACAGCCAGACAATCGAAGAACTTTGCTTATCATGATAACCGTAGACTTCAGCCTTTCTCGACCAGTCTACGTTTTCATCCAACCATCCTTTAACCGCCGGCTCGTGAATATGCGTAAAGCTATTCCCGTCTGTTACGAAGACAAAATCTTTGGTAATTCCGTAATTATAATTCCCAGTACTGACAACAGATCGTGGTGATACAGCACCCACAGATTCCAGCACAACTTTCCAACCAAAGCGTAGAGTCCCACCAACAAAACGAAAGAGAGATAAATTTTCGCCTGTGTAAACGCCGAGGCCACCTGCCAGGGTACATACCGCGATAACATCTGAATCCAAATCCCTTAGTTCAAGATTCCCCGCAGAACCCGTAAGCGTCGGGGTCCATCCTGTTTCAGGATTGCCCGAGTCACAGTATTCCGCAATATACGGAGAATTGCTTGTGTTAAAAGCAATGAGTGAATTGTTTAGTTTTGCAAGAGTCTTGCACCGAGTAAATGGAGTGGTAACACTTGCCGGAGATGTATCAAGAACATTTTCCGTGTGCTTCCAAATCTGAAGCCCATCAGTTGTATCATTCGTGCCGAAGAGCCAATTCCCCCAAGGAATCAAAACCCAGCGGCCACCCGCAGAAAACCCGGACCCAATCTGCGTAACATCGTCAGCGGTGCGATAAGCATAAATACTTCCGCCCGCGCCAATATACGCACGTCGCTCCGCGCTTGTCTTTGCTGTGATCAAATCACTAGGCGTCGCGGCAAAATTAGTATCAGTATCTAGTCTTGTAAACCCCGGACTTTTCTTCACCTGCCCGGAATCAAAAACAATATTCTCCCCATCAGCCCAAAGAATCGGAGCTTCTCCCGGAAGTCCAGGAAAAATTCCAGAACTGAGCTGGTCTCCAGCCTGTATTTCCAGAAGAAGCTCCGACAAGTTAACCCTCCGTGGGAGTCAGTTTGGCCAGAACTTCCGCATAAAGCGCGTCGGTCTTCGGCCGGTTTTCAGTTAGAAATTGCTTAAGTTTTTGTTCGTCTTGTTCCGTCATTTGGGTTTTATACAACTGCGCGGTTTCGAGAGCTTGAGCAGTCATAGAGTCCAAAAGGAACAGAATTTTGATAATCTCAGCTGCGGTCATTTAATCACCTTCCATTGTTCAAGAAGACCCACAATTTCCGCAATCGCCAGAGCCGCACGATTTTGATTAATCGCCGCTTCAGCGCGGGAATTAGTGTCATAGGCTTCGCGCGCTTTTACAAGGAACGCACGGGCTTGCACCACCTTCGGAAGCAGTTGAGCCTTTTGATTATTCGTCAGATTGCCGGTATCATTTGCGGCGAGAATAAACACCATCGCTTGCTGGAAACCAAGTTCCAGAGTGATAAGCGTCTTTTCGTCGTAAGTGGCAACCTGCTCCGAACCAGAAACACGGGCCAGGGTTTGGCAACCGGAAACAAGCGGAAGCAAACCAAGACTAAGTGCGATAATAATCTTCTTCATGGATTTTGAACTCCGTTATAAATAGCTGCTTTTTCCGCTTGCCCGGTTTTGAGTTTAACCTGCTCACCGGTTTTTGGGTCTTTCTTAAGCATCGCAAGCGCAAGCGGAAGAATCGTCACCACCGCGATGATAAGTTGGGTAAGCAACTCCATGTTTTCGGGAGAAAGCGTAACATTTACAATCGAAAGCAAACTCGCGATCATCGCCACGAATTTTGCCACATCAGAAGTATCCATATTTAACCCTTTCTAAGAAGCTGCACGGCTTTAAAAACTGCCGTAGGTAGCGCTTGATTGGCCGGGAAAACTCCAAGCCAATTCGGCGGTTGTCCCGGTTGATCCGGGGTTGCGTTACAAAAACAACAAAGGTCAATACCAAATTCTCGATTATAAGGATATGTATCCCCTCGGGCTCTCGTAGCTTTATGCACTTGTTTTCCATCGAAGTAATGCACAAACCCTTCCGCGGTCCACTCGGTTTCATAAACATGGAAATCGCCTGCAAGAACTACTCCAGTTTCAACTTGTTTAGAATAATCCCCGCCATCATTTGCAGAGTGAATCGTCGGTTCGTACATCTGCGGATGAATTCCGCGTTGTTCAAATACATCAATCTCTCCGCCTTTCGGCGAGCCTTCACCTGCCGGCGCGGGATTACGCCAATAGCCCACCCCACCAGTATGTGTCCCGATTCCTTTCATAACCTTACACAAAATCCGCAGACGATCGCCTTGTTTCCAGGTTAGTTTTCCAAGACTACTCACTGCTCCGGTTGTAATCGAAGTCGCCGAAACGCGCTTGGCTTTAATCTCCAACCCTTGCGGGGTAATGGAAACATTTGCCGGGTCCATACGGGTATCGCCCGTAAGTTGCGGGGTAACTTTTGTCCACACGTTTTCGTTCAAACCGGTGAAAAAATCCTCAAAGTGGATTTTATATCCAGCCGGAATAGCCGGGAATGGACCAGTTGTTGGAGGCGGCGGGGGAACTACTGGCGGAGTATCAATCCGCTCGTACGCAATAACCACACCGTCTTTTACAGTCTTTTTCCATTGACCATAACCAGCGGTGTTTTCGATAAAAACATTATTCCCTTGATATTGCGCCGAGGTTACAAAATTCCCCGTGACATATTTATCATCACAGAAAAGTCCGTTATCCCCACCACCGCCAACCTTCGGTTGGAGCGTCCAGGTTTTCAAATCTTTATCAATAATCTTTCCAATTCCCAGCGTAACGCCCGTGCCGGGGATAGATTCCACCAGCGTTGGCGGATCGGGCGGAACCACGACAGGGACTTTGAAATCGTAATTCAAAATCAATTCCGTGGCACCGGCCGGGACTGGGATTTTAATTTCCGGAGGCATGTTTTTATCCTAGCATAAATTTCAAAAAACGCAACAAATAATTCTTAGTTTAGAGAATTAATCCATTGCATAGCGATTAGCATCAAACCCACGCACGCAACAAGGAGACTGATCGGAAATCCAAACAATCCCCAAGTTGCTGTGGTGAGAAGGAAAACGTCAAGCGCTTGGTTTTTCGTCCGCGCTAACGACTCCTCCCTTTGGAGCAAGGGCAACTTCAATCTCAGACGCGAATTCTTTGATCTTTCCGGCTCCCTTTGATACAGAGGCGAGGAGTTTGTCCGTTGCTTTTCTGTAGTCAGCATATTCATTTTGGAGCTTCTCATAAGATTTAACCAAACTATCTACTTGACCACGGAGCGCTTCTTGATCGGTATTAGCAACTGCGCCGAACAAACTTACAAGATCGGATTTCTGTGCTTCAATTTCCGCATCGGCAAAAGCTTTTTCATTTCCGTCATCATCTTGAAAAGAGGTGCGTTGAATAAAATATCCACGCTTAAGCCCACCACCGTCGTCTAGGAGAAAAACCAGTTTAGTTTTTCTAACTACTTCTCTTGCCATGTTTTATTTCCTTATGCTGAATCGACTGTAAACGTGTCGATGACTATGCCGGTAAGTACATCAGTTACTGCTATAGTCCGGGCGGCATAAACCCCGGCGGTTTCAGTGAATCTAAACTGAACGCTATCTCCATTTGCTAGACCAGAAATAACTGTATTGTTTGAAGGAATAGTTACAAAACTACCAGAATTAATTTTGTATTCTAGGAATTGGTCAATTATATTCCAACCATCCCAAGCAACCCGAATACTTCTAGTTGGCCCTCCGCGCGCATAGACGATATTAGACGCAGAATTAGTGCCCGGCACCCCTACGGTTGTAGAGATATTCGCCCATGCCGCACGAATGGTGTCGGGCTTTCCGCCTAACAACGCGAACATTTTCGCCATCATAAGCATTAGACATCATTCGGAGCGTTAGTGGTGATGAAAAGACGAATGGAAATGAGACGCGCATCGCCAGTCAGGGTGTCCGCTGCGTCTGCGGTGTAACGAAAAATCTCGAATACCACGAGATCGCCTTCGGCGGGGGTTCCCGCAATTGTCATTGCGTTTGTTTCTGGAGAAATATGCATGTCTCCAGACGCAAGATAGGTATCGGTCGCACCTTCACCCGAGCTAAAGCTCGCATCGATGGGGTCGTCATCTGAGAGCGCGCGGGCGCGGAAATACCACCGCACACCTTGGCCAACCGTCCCCGAGTTAGCAGTCCACAGAAATTGCGCACTCACCGTGGACTCGTTCCAGCTCTTCGGCATTGCCACGATGAACTGCGCATACTCTTCCGTAACCGCATCGAAATCGAGCGTCGCCAACATGACTTTGTTTGTCGTCGTCTCCGTGAGCCCCGCCGCCGCGCCGTTCGTCGTGCGCGGTGTCATCGCCGATGCGGGGATGGGGATCGATTGCTTGCCGGCAACATTGACGGCGACGCCACCTGCAAGCAGGGAGCCGCCGCTTGGTTGGAGATTGAGTGCGTAGGCGGTGCCCGTACCGTCCACGCGCTGGGCTTGTATCCATCCGGTCCCGACCGACGCAGAGACGCCAAAGATGATGCCGTATGAAGGATCGGTGTTGCTGATCTGGACGGACCCGTGCGCGCTGCCAAGCGTAGGCGCTTCGCGACCAGTATCGCCCGCAAACCGCTCTCGCGCCGTCCACGTTATAGCCGTGCCGGGGAGATTGCCGACGTGATAGGCCGTGTTACCGTTTATTTCAAACGAATTCGCGGTCGTAAACGACATATTTTGCCCGGATGGCCCATTAACGTCTAGATTTCCGCTAGAATCAATCTCCAAATCCCACGCCGCAATATTATGGCGAGTTAATCTAAGTGTCGGCGCGCCAGTCCATGCACGAATGTCTAGAACGCTCTCGCCGGTCTCGATTGCAACGCCGCCGTTATAGTCAGGGCCGACATTGAAGCGCACACCGGAAGCGCTAGGCCGTGCACTTTTTATTCCCGTAAAAGTTTCCGTAGCCCCAAGAGTTGAAACCGTGTCACCTTCAACCGCAATTTTTCCCGCGCTTACACGCGTAATTGTAGTATCCGTCGCGTGCCCGACATTAACCGCCGCAAACTGAGGACTATCTCCAGTCCCCAGCCCAAGCAAAGTATTCAGCGCCGCAGCGCTTGCGGCAACGGGAAGCGTTTTGAAGAACGTCGACGGCGTAACCGAGGCCCATTGGTCCAAATCCGCGTCGTATGCTTGGACGTCAGTGCCAATGACCAACCCAATCGCACTCCGCGCAGAGGCGGCTTTGTAAATTCCATCCAGAATACTCGAAGTTTTCGGAGAAAATTTACTCGTCCGATCGCCGCGCGCGATTTGGAACGTGGCGATATCCGCCCGGAACGTGGTGTTGAGCGGAAAGCTAATCCGAACTTTAACGCAATCATCGTTGTTTGATCCAAGAGTTTTTCCAGCAATAGACGGAAATTCTTGGCTAAGATCAACAAATTGCCAAGATGTAGTAACATTCACAGTCAGGGAATTAACCTGAACCGCAGAACTCGGGCTTCCGCCCGTACCAAAGTCTTGGAAGATTTTAACGGTGACTTGATAGCTCGAAGCCCCGCGGATATAGAAACCTAGATTCCCATCTTCACCCGCGGCCCACCGGACTCCGACTTCGTTTTTCCATTCCAAATCCCGGAAAGTAGAACCGCTTCCGCCAGAGGTATGATCCCAACGGAGGAAATATTTAGGCTCTTCGGGAACATCCGTTTGCCCGACAGTAAACGCTTGCCGCGAAACGGTGAAAGTCCCGATCGTTCCGTCATACCGGACGAAAAAAGTATCCGCAGTTTCCGAACCGCTTGCCGGCGTGGAGAAACTAGTCCCCGCAAGCCATTGCTCAAAATCACCATTGCTCGCCCAATTTTTTACAAACGGGGCGTCGTTAATACTCGTAGCGTTTAGGTGATTTGTATACGGAGTGGTGATGATCCACACATCATCCGTGGCATCGTACCGGGCGGTAATCATCCACCCGGATTGCAGTTCATCATTTTCCAGCGGATGATTACCATTTCCATAAAGCGGGAAATAACTTCCATTCGTCACGCCATCGGAAAGGCGGATAGTCACAACGTCGGTGTTATCTGCCGGGACAATAAACGTAATGTCCGTTCCGTCCACAAGAGACGGAATTGCTGGCATTGTAATCGTCCACTGATTAGTAGCCGTTACCGTCGCAACACCGAAATTCGACGAACTAATCGTCCGGTTGTAGATATCTTCAAGCTGTTCCGCAGTAGGCGAAAGGATTACTTCCGTACCGGCACCCCACGTAGAATCCGCGGTATTTTCCTCACCCCTAGTAATCGTAATCGTTGTCCCACTTCTCGCGGTCACGGTCACGATTTCCGGGCTTTGAATCCCGTCCGTCAGTGTCAGGCGGCACGTATCCCCCACTCCGAAGGTCGGAAAATTCGTCGCGCTTGACAGATACGCCGTTGTTGCTCCGGCTGCTAGAATCTGAGCCAGAGTCGTTTCGGCGAAATTTGAAAATTTTGTTGCCATTAGTAAGACGGAACCTCTTGAACAACCAAAGCGCCAGGTTTTTCAGCGCTTCTCCGATACGGGAGAGCACGGAGGCCCAGCGGTACAACAGTATAGCGATAGAAACCGCTGTCGTTAAGAATCGGAGGTACGTTGCTATCCTCCCAGTCTCCGAGTCCAGGGGGCCGGGTAAATCCGCCATTCGCGCCGTATCCGTACTTAGCTGTCATCGTCAGAAAACCATTGATCCGGGGTGTAGTCTACAGGGTTATAAACCATAGACGCCGAACGATCATTATTTTGAATTTCTTGTTCAGAAATATGGAGTGTTTGTTGTGCTTCGTCTCGGAGAGCTTTGTAATCCGCGATCATCCGAGAATCGCGAAGTGACACACCCATATAAAATAAGGTAGTGTATAGAAGCATATCTTCCGCGTTGTCGATCAGCCAATGCTCGTAATTGGTATCAGTCGGCCACGCGGTGTATTGATGAAGATGAATTTCGTACGGAATCGATCCAGACACATCTGTCGGCGTTCCGTCGAGGATAATAGAATTAACCCCGTCAAGCCAATAGCCCGAAACATCAGTCGTCCGCGACGTGCGTTCTTTAGGGTCAATTCTTTTCAGATCATGAAACTGGGACCGGGGATTATCACTAGGCCAGAGCCGAACGGCTTCAATAGCTTTGGGATAAAGTTGATACAAAGGAATAACCTCTGCATCTGGAAGAGAGGTGTCGATTGTCCCGGACAACCAACGCCGCATATATTGGTAGGTGTAGTTTCGTTCAATCCAGCGGACCGCCTGACGAACCTTGGACGGAATCCGAGCGTCAAGACTTGTGCCACGGTTAAGTGACTCAGAGACAAGACTATGGAATTCGCCAAGGTTCATCAGGACAATCCTTAGTTGATTAACGCGGCATCAGAACCATGTAAGCGACGTGAACGCCCGTGGTATCGGCGTTTGTAATCGACATGGCCATAGCCTCGCCCTTGGAAAAGTTTGCCGAAGCAAGCGATGCCAGAGGAATGGTGTTAAAACCGGTAACGTTCGTAATCGCAAACGCGTTAAGATTCCGCGTAAGTGAACCAACAATACCAGCGTTAATCTTCGCGGCCGCGTTCGTCGCAGTGGTAATGGTACGGAAACCAATTTCCACAATTTCGCAATCGCACGGAGCAACAAAGCGGGCACCTTCCGTAGTGGCGTTAGCAGACGTAACCGAACCCATTTGATAAACAAATGGAAGTTTACCGTCCCATTCCGCTTTGGAAGTTTGATAGTCGGGAGTTTTTGCCATAAGAATTAATCCTCCGGAGCTTCGATGATTTGAAGGCTCTGGTTAGAATGAACATAGAATTCCTGTGTGCCTGCGACGGGGAGGATTTTTTCCTCCGCCGCCACAAACTTCCCACCGGAATCGCGACCTTGGACTTCAACCTTAACAGGTTTACAGCCCATGTTGGAAATCACGACTCTAGTGGTCATTAGGAATCCCGCGTACCAGTCTTAACGCCAGTCCACAGCCAGTGGGTCGAAGCGTGGTGAAGTTCCAGACCGCACTCCGCAATATAACCCGACTGCATTCCGTCCACACCATCATCTTGCAATTTCTTCTGATAAGTCACATCGCGACCGTTCAGATAAACATACTCGATATTCGGCATGTCGAGAATAAACGCGGCAGAATCCCACGCGTTGTAGGTATTCGTGCCTTCGTTCGTGCCGCCCGACATTTGGTTAAACAGCGGGTGGGGCTTAAGAACCAGTTCGCCAAACGGAGTCGTGAGACGAGTCACGGCCATTCCGTATTCCTTAACCCCATTCTGGATATTCCAGGTGGAGTTTTTACGAACCGTTTCGTTAATGGCGAGAAGCGCTTGGTTTCCGCAGAACGCCATTTTTTCGTAGGACCCTACGGAGAAGAGGTCCTTCATCCGGGCCATGAGCAGGTCCATCGTAACCGTACCGCTTGCGAAAGCGTATTGGTTAGCCGACGGAATCATGTTGATAATACCGTTCGTGGTGCGAAGCGGCTTACCATTTTGCGTCGTAGAATTACGCTTTCCGAAGAAGAACGCACGCTCCATGTCCACGGAAAGATATTCCAGACATTCGCGCTTAGCTTCCTTAACCTGATCACCGGTGCGAAGACGGGTCTTCATCGCGGTGTTGGTCATTTCCAGCGTGGAGCGGAAAATCTGGGTATAGTTATACTGTTCCGTGGGATCGAAGTTAACGCCCGTCGGTGCGCGGGAACCTTCTTCAAACGCCGAACCAATGCAGACAAGCATCGGGTTAATTCCGACGCCGTTCGGGTCAATAGCGGCAGTAGTAGAACCAGCCGCGCCACGGCGAACGGTGATTGAAGTATCCGAAGTCGGGTCTTCTGTAACTTGAAGAATTTCCTTCGTTTGTTCAACCATAAGCAGATCGTTCTTTTTGAACTGCTTAGCGTCTTCCGTGGATTTCAGCGTCCAGACTTCCACCGTTCCGGCGGTCGCCGCAGTCGGGTCGCCACCATTAACCGTAGTCGTCGCATGGAGTTGAACCCGGCGATCATTGAGGGATTTTTCCCACCAATGGAAGCGCGGATCATCCACGGATTTGGACTTCATAAGAGACGTAAGTGCGGTGAGCGGGGCCTTGCTGGCTTCCGCACCGTTTGGATACAGGAGAAGAATACCTTCTCTCCAGCTTTCCGGGGCTTGATTCGCCACGAAATTGCTAGTATCCCTGAGACCGAGAATAGCCAAAGTTTTACTCCAAATAAAATTAATGCCGGACAATGCCGAGAGTGTCGGTAATTTCCGCCGATAAATTATTCGGAGCCACCGGCGGGCGAGCCCCTTGCCCTGTAAAGAATGGAGCGTTGGTATTACGCCCCGGAACTTGAACAGGAGGATTAGTTTGTGCTTGTATCACAGGTTGTCCCGGTTGTCCAGAAACGGGAGCAACAGGAGGCTGAGAATTCCCAGGAGCAGCAGTCCGAGGGATCGCGGTAAGTGCATAAGTCTTTTCCGCCACCGCTTGATTAAACGCATCGTCGAATCCTCGGAAGGTGCCGGCGGCTTGTTGTTCCGCAAGAACTTCCGTTGCAATTTGTTGAACGATAGGACGGATATAGGGATTGTTAAGGTTGGGATTTGCAGAGTAGAATTTTTCTTGGGTGGTTTGGGCTTGAGATTGAACGTGGTAGGTTTGCTGCATTTCTTGGCGAAGTGCGGGGACTACTTGTTGGGAAAGATATTGTCCCATTGTGTTGAATACGAGATTAGCAAAACCGTTGAAGGTTTCGTTCATCGCCGCTCGACGGGTGTTGATGTCGTCGGATTCAAGTGCCGCAAAAACTTCAGGCGGAAGCTGGGTGTTGAAGATTCGCGAGGGACCGGCAGGCGGTTGGTTTTGTGGTTGTTGGTTTTGGGGTTGTTGTTGTTGTTGGGATTGGGCCAGTTGTTGGGTAAGTTGAGTCAGAGCCGCAAGCTGGGCTTGGACCGGATCAGCGGGAGCAGGTTGCGCCGGGGCTTGTTGATTTTGCGGAGTTTGAGTGGGTGGGGTTTGTTGTGGATTTTGGTTTTGGTTTTGATTCTGCGGAGTTTGTTGTGCTTGCGCTGGGGGTTTAGGTTGCGCCGGGGCTTGGTTCTTTTTCATATTCGCAAGCGCTTCGACCGGATCGAAGTGCAGAATATCGCGAATCTGATCCGCACTCAGCGGATCATTGGAATAATCCGGAGTGTTTTGAACCGGAGCGGGCGGCGGGGAAAAATTACCCTGATGCCCCTGACCGGAAGAATTAGAATCATCCGGCGCAGTAGACGTTTGCGGATTGTCAAAACTCGGGCCACCCGGACCGTTGTTAATAGTTTCATCCATCTGAATTTCTTTCCTGTTCTTCTTTCTCACGCTTGTTAATAATCTCAGCATCCCAGCGCGTGAGCGTTTCTAGGAATACCTTAGTACCTTGTACCTCGCCTTGGAGTTTAATCGCCAGAGACAAAGTCTTCGGATCGGATAGGTCCATATTGGTGATTTCCCAGGCTTTGGCCTTGGCGGTATTTTGAATAACTTTCAAAAAGCCAAGAAGCACCGGGTCTTCACGAAATTTATAAACCACAATCTCCATTGTGGAATCATCTGGATCGGGGGTAGCATTGACCAGATTGATAAGTGGTGTAAGAATCGGATCATCACTTGTCATTGGAAGTTTCCATTAACTGGAGCAAGTTGACCAGACCGAACCCCGGCTTCTATTTGTTGAGGGTTTTGGATATCTGGCTGGATTTGTGGAATTCCTGCGGGAGCTCCGGGCACTGTGGGGGTTGGTTGCCGACGGAAAGATTTAATATTTGGCGCTCCGCCAAGTTCCGAAGCCACCCACTCGAAAATGGCTGGAAGGGAATAGCTAGCTCTGAGTTCCTGATCTTGGGCCACACCTTGGAGAATCTCCTTCCAAACTTCCAGCTGCGCGACTTTATCAATCGGAAGCGAACCGTCGGAAACTTGATACAAGAAATCGCCCGACAATCCCATCGGGGTGACGGATTGCCATTCCCCGCCAGAAATCATCATAGAAAATTCTTCGTCTTGATTTTGTTGAATGTTTAACATCATCTGACGTGCGAGTTCGGTCATGTATTGTTCGGAAATAAGATGACCGTGTGCGGCGAGACGGGTAGACGCGGAGTCGCCCGTGACCCTAACCTCCGTCGCGGTTTTTCTTCCGCCGGTTTCTTGCATACCACGAAGGTTATCGTTAACTGCAGAGACCGTGTCCCCGATGCGAATAAACGCATCCATGTCCGCGACGTGCGCGCGGGTTACGTCGGAAACCGGAAGTTGCTGCATCACAGTCCGAACGTCTGTTCCGATCGCAGTGGGCTTAAGCCGGATGATCTTTCCCGGATTAGGATTAAGAACATCCTGCATTTCGACCTTGGACGGATCGACAAGGAACATATTATTCAGCGACGCGCGAACATTATAAATGTGCGAGTCTAGGAACCACGAAACAATATCTTGGATCGGGCCGATGTAGTCTGAAAGACTTGGTTGGGAAAAACCATAACCCATGGTATAGGGTTCAGCAACCGCAATAGGATGCCGGCCATGATCCATGTTAAGCGGTTGCGCTTGGATAATTTGTTGTTGGTTTGCGATGGTGAAAAGATATTTCACCGGACGCTCTTCGAGGCCAAGTCCAAGTTCGGAGGGAATAATCTCCACCGATCCTTGGTCAATCATATAGGCACGGGTGTTTAGCGCATCGCCCCGAGCCCCGCCGCCCGCATGCGAATCGCCTTTGGTTAGCAAATTCCGAACTGAAAGATTGTACCAGTTATGACTTCCGCCAGTGGGAATAGCGTCCGGGATATTGGAGATATAACGAACAGTGCCATAGGTTTCTTCCTGGAGAAGAATGTGCTTACCGATGAAATCCCGCCAGAAAACAAACTCACCTTTTTCCGCACAAAGGGCCATCGGCACATTGGGATCAGGGAAGAACATAAACGGGTCGATGTTGGTGACGGAATTACCCGAATAAGTACGGGTAAGTTGGGAGGTTCGCTGAAATCTCGCAGTCGCGCCTTGAAGTTTTTCCAGCGGAGAAGTCTCGCGCCAGGTCGGACGGTAGTTGTATTCTTCCGTCCAGTTTTGGCGCGTAATCCCCAGCCCATACATTTCCCCGTCGAGGAAAAGCTGGAACAAGGTCCGCACAAGTCTCGCGTGATCTGCATTGTATTGCAGCGCGGTTTCCATCGCTTTCACATTTTGAGAGGAAAGCATGTTGGTAGCGCCAAGCGGAAAGATAGGTTTCCGCGCGCAGAAAAGACGAGTAAGATATGTAACAATTGTCGAGGTTACGGCGTATTGGTATGGAAAGATAATAATCGTCGGTTGCGGCGGAAGCCCCCGATCGTTCATGTCTTTTAGAATCTTTTCCCGGTTCGGAAGATTCATATACGCTTGGTGTTTGCGTTCGGCAATATTCCACCGATCGTAGTTCCGGGACATTTGATCCTCGGAAGCCTTGATTCGTTTACGGAGATATTCAAGAACAAACGCATGATGGTCCGAACCGGGTGTTAGCCGGGCAATCGGTTCCGCGTTTTCATCAATTTTAATCTTGGAATCCAGCGGAGTTCCATCATGAAGTTTAGACATTACGGGGCACCACCGGAATAAACAAGAGGTTCATATTGATCATTGAGTATAGCAGAAGGGTCTTCTAATGCAAAGGGAGCGTATGGATCAAGCATTGATATCGCCATAGCCACAACGTCCGGTCCGTCTTTTTTGCCCTTTGGCCAATCCAAAAGTTGGGCCTCGTATTGGGGAAAAGCTCTTTGGTGAGAAATAACTCGGGCAGTATACCGAGGGACTAGAATCCCTTCAACCCGTTCGTCTTTACGGGTTTTTCCTGGCATTAGCTTTGTAACCTCGAAATAGGCTTCGGGGCCAAAGTCTTTAGACTTACGCCACATTTCTTCTTGGACCAGGTGAATAAGCGCAGCTTGATACGCGACACCTTCAATTCCGACATGTGTTGCTTTGTATGTGATTTTGAGTTCGAAGAGTTTGTTTATAAGTTCCCGAGGGTTGGCGCCAAGTTTCATCCAGTGTTCGTAGATATGCAGCATTCCGTTTTCGGTCATGCCAACAATAGCGAACGCGGAAAGATCGCGGCCTTTTTCGTTAGAGATTGCGGGGTCTAGGGCAAGGGCTCGCGCAACGCAATCGGTTAGGCTGCGGGCTTGGTACGTGAACATATCCGCCCGGAATTTGGCCGACTCATCATTCCGGAGTTCGGACATATATTCGGAATAGAAATCGGACAGGCGGCCAAGATTAGCATAGCGTTGCCGCTCGGCTTCGATTTTTTGCAGGGACATATACGAATCCCAGAGAGCCTCGCCTTCTGGGTCGATCGCGCCAAATCGAATAACCGTAAACCGAGGATCGGTCGCGAGCTTAAGCAGCAACATCTCGGAATGGATTATAGTTCCGAGAATTAGAATATGCCCTTCGCCTTTGATCTTAGGCAGAATCGGCTCCGCGTCTTTGAAATACCAATTACGGAGTTTTTCTCGCTGTTCGATTGTGCCGGTGTTTTCGAGATTCTCGATATCATCAAAGGTTACTTGCCCGGGGCGTTCAGCGGCTTTGTTGATACCACGGATTTGTGCGCCAGAGCCTTTGGCGATAAGAGTGATTCCAGTTTTGGTTTCAATTTCATCCGCAGTCCAGACTTCCGATTCATTCCGTTTTGGAACCAAGTTCCCAAATACTTCTCTAATCCGAACATTGTTTTCTAGTTCTCGAGAAATAGTATCTACTTGTTGCTTGGCCATAGGCCCGGTGTCGGAGATATAGACACTAAGCGGAACGTGGAGATAGAGAATATCAATCAACTGGCAAGCGTTCATCAGGGTGGTTTTGGAAAACCCCCGAGGCATAATAAGCAAAACGTGCTGGCCGAGTTTCATTTGAATACCGATCGGCTTCCGCCCGTCCTCGGCATAAGTTACTCGGAAGATTGGTTCGGTCGGGGAGTTTGGATCAGTAGGATCAATTGGTGCCCGGAAGCATCGAACGAGTTTAGCTAGGTCCTTTTTCGTCCACCGATGGATGGTGCCGTCTGGCCAGATTTCTTCACCAAAGTTTAGGAGAAAATCCGCCCGGCGCAGACGGATAGCTAGAATTCCCCGGTGAACCCAGGGCATCGGTTTAGAAAACCAGTGCGGCAGAACCTCCCGACAAAATCGCGGGGGATCGGCATACCACCGAGACATGAACTCTTTCTGGAGTTCAGAAAGTTCGGAAGAATCAGTTGAAGTCATTAGGATCGAGATTAAACTGCGGCTTGTTGTATCCAATCATTTCCATAAGCATGGCAATTAGATCGGCCTCGGATTTGGCGTTTTCGAGAGTGGGTGGAAGTCCACGATTGTCTGCGTTATTGGCTAAAGCCATAAGAACCGCGTTTTCATCTTGGGGCGGTTGATCCGCCATTCGGCCTTCAAGTGTAGCTCCGAGCGGAACTTGCATTTGTGTCGGAACGCCGGACATATCTGTAAGATTATCCGCCATGTTTGTGGCACCGGGGTAACTAGGCGGATCAGCCATAGATGGATCGGCTTTAGTCAAAATGTTATTCAAAAGCCTTTCCAATCTGCCGGACTCTGTTCCGAGCTGATTTTGAGACTCTGACATGATATATCGAAGAATAGGTTCTAGATCGGTGAGTTCATTTCCCCGATGCCGCATAGACCCTACCGCTCCGAGAAGATCGGCGAGTTGTGCCTCCGGGCCGGCACCCATAGCCTGATCGCTAAGAGCGGACATATAGTCGTCAATGTTTCCGGAGTCTTCCGCATTCCAACGGAGCTGGGCCATGCCTTCAAGATTGGCCGGAAACTTAGAACCGTATTGTTGGAATAGTTCGTCATCGAGCCCTTTCATCAGGGATGCTTCGATATCCGGGTATTGGCGAGAAGCTAGAAGATTAATGATATCTTCAATTCCATAAACCATTTCGCTCGCATCAGGCCGGGCGTAAGGTTGTTTATCAAAATTTGGCGTACCAACCGCGTCTTGCAAAACACCCGGAACTGTCACCGCTTCGGGAAGATCGCGGGTGATTCCAAGTTCTTGGAGAATAGGATTAAGATTCCGGGGGACAGGCGGCATGGTTACTTGCTCCGGGGTTCTGAGTATTTGCCCTGAGCCGGGCCGGGAGAATTGCGATTAAGTCCGGTGTCTTTGAAATCATCCTTTGGCGGAAGCGCCATGCCAAGGGCTTCGAGAATAGCACGAGGGGAAAGTTTCTGCTGAACAGAAGCGGTTTGGGCTACCGGAATACTGGAAGTATCAGGATTAACGTATTGGGTTTCGGGTTGGCGTTCCGCGGCTCGTCCGGTTATTGGGTTTACCCCGATCGCCAACATTCCCCGGTCATACGAGCCGCGCGCGCCATCTGCGGCTTTGGTCATAGCATCAAGAACGATATCCGAATACCCCGGAGAATTCAAAGGAGATTCTCGGCGACCTAGTTGTGTTCCGTAACGGGTATAATCTCCCATCGTGGAACGGGCCGCACTGTCCGCCGCACTTTGCCGTGTGGCAGCGGGGAATATATACGCACTCATAGCTTGAAGAGTATCAAGCGGATTGAATGGCGGGGGATTGTAACCAGGACGGGAAAGCGGATTATAGTTCTGCGCCGCGCGCGCGGATTGCGCTTGCATGGCTTTAAACGCTTCGATCATTCCATCCCGCGTGACTCTTCCAGTCGCGTCTCGGATATTGCCCGGAGCTTCTTTCAGTTTGTCTAGAAACGGAAATCTAGATTCAAGTCTATCGTTTGGCGGCATGATTATGGAATCCAGTGATAATCAAGAACTTCTTCTTGAGGGTAGGTTGGAATATCAGTCAGCCCGGAGATTTCCCACTTAGACGGAAGCACAATATTTTTATAAACATTCAAAAGCCAAATACGAGAATCAGGATAAATATACCGTACAAGAGGCAAGTAAAGTAGTCGAAGCTGGGCCTGACCTTCGAGAGTCTGGGTGAGTTTTGCTTCAACAATTATAATCCCTCCAGTAGGCAACCGAATAATCATATCAGGTTGCGCGTAGTGATTGGTTTTGCCGTCCGCGTCGTATTCAATCCACGGGCCGTGTTTTACATTACTAGGGCCGAAGACTTGTGACAGATGCTTGGCCAGAAGTTTCTCGTATCTCCGGCCTTGGGCTTTCGAGCCTCGGGTTCTCGGAGTCCGCACGAACGGAGGAGTCTGGCACCAATTCGCCTTCGATAAGTTGCGGACTGCCCGAGGGGCTCTCCTCTCGTGGAATGACGCTTCCGGCGGAAGCATTTCTGACTTCGTCGCGGAGGGCTTTGAGATAATCGAGACCATTGAATTGGGCTACCTTAACAGTTGAAGACGGGCCGTGCCCGGTGCGATCGGCGGAGACTTGGAGAAGTTCTCGAAGTTCTTTATTAGAAAACTGAGACGGGTCTTCCTCCATTCTTTCAAGAAGAAGCTCAACCGCAATTCCGGACAGAGCCGAAAGCCTACCAAGAAGATCAAGTTGGTAGGTTTTGTTTGTAGCGGAATAGTGAGAGACTAGTTCTTGAAACGCCGGATCAGGGCGAAGCATTTGAAGCCGGGAGAGTGAAATCCCGGTTACTGCGGAGATTCCAACATCGTCCTCGCCTTCGGCCACGAGTCGCGCGATCCAGTGGTGCCGGTCGCGGATTTGAGTCAAGCCCGCTCCGTTTTTCCCAGACGGCCGGGGCGGAAGATGTTGGAGAAAATCAACTTCATCATCACGAATGGCGCGGATTTCCGCAAACTCTACAGAGTTTTTCTTAGTATCCGGCAGGCCGATTAGTGAGAAATCGAGAGACAAGTTACGCTCCGGGGCGTTGCACGCCGATTTCAATAATCAGGGAATTAGCGGCGTAGGTTGGAGTACCGGAACGGATCATGCCGGCAAGCCAAAGATCGGGGGAGGCGGAACCGGCGAGAAGAGTTTTCCAGATATTTCCGACACAGGCGAAAGAAGAGTTGACGTGGGATTTATAATCTGCGGCAAGAATAGATTGCATTCCAGCGATTTGTTCCGCGTCGGTGTCGGAGATGGATGCTACACCGTTAAGCGCTCCGAGTGTTACATTTGACCGTAGGAACAAAAGGTCAATCGCGACCGATTGGACCGCTTTGTCCAAAACACAAACGGAAGTCAGAAGGTTCGCGGTAAGCGGTGCGTCCCAAAAATCAGAAACTTTAATCGGAACAAACGCTACATCGTTGTTCGCGTAAATAGCCGTATCCATTACTGGAGTGACGGTAAAAGTTTTAAACCGAGCCATGATAATTCCAATAAACGATACGGTAAGACGCTATATTATATACGCAAAGGCAGGGGCCAAGGGTGGAAAGCGGGATAGCCCTTGGCCCCCTTCGCCTTTAGACCGGCGGAAGCGGCTCCGGGGTTTCCACTACCGGCGGGGCCGGATTCGGGTTTTCCGGGGTGGTCGCAATCGCCGTGGCGAGTTTTGCTTGGTTGGCATCCAGATCGGAAATAATCTGGTCCAGCTTCGCGGGGTCTTGTTGTGCGGCGACAAGCTGGGCCCGAAGGTCAGCGAGTTCCGCACGGTGCGACGCGATAAACGTCACAACGGAATCAACAACAGTGTTGGTTTCCTGCACTTCAGTAAGAACCTGTTCAATCGTAGCCATGAGTTTTCCTTTTGCTTTTTGAAATTCTGCAATTAGAATTTCTTCAGTAAGCGGAACCGGCGGAGTCCACGGGGAATCCGGGTTTTCCAGTTCAAAGCCATTATCCTTGAGATCGGCAAGGAGTTTATAGTAAGTCTCCTCTGCGGTTTGGAGGGATATCTCTGCTTCGCGCCGATCTTTTGAAGCAGCGATGAAGACTCTGTTCGCGGCATTTTCCGCGTCCCAGGCAAAGGACAAGGCTTCGGATTTCTCTCCAAGAACCTTTTGTGCGTGTTTAAATTCCGAAAGCGTAGCCATCCGGGAATTCCTATAAACGGAAAGCGCTCCGCCCGCATGATATATCACAGTCGCCCGCCTGTGTCAAAAGACTGGATATTAATCCCGGGCCTATTCCTTGTTTCTTCTTTCTTCTTATTCCGAATTTACGGATCATAGAGTTCCGAGAAAATTTTGAGAAACGAACACCCCCGACGGGGCGCGGCCTATGGGGGGTGGCCATAGGGGAGGCCGAAAGCCGGAGCGCCAGTGGAGCGGGGAGAGGCGAAGGCGCGGAGACTGTAACAATTTGTTACTTGTATTCCGTGCGCCTTCGGGGTATAGTGTTATCGTGAAATCGGAAGGGGGAAAGTGTTTCTCCCCTAATGTTTCACGGGAAACAAGTAAATGAC